ATTCCTGGAGGGCTACCACCCGGGCACCATAGCCAGGGTGCTGAACGTGAGCGAGGAAGCCGTCAGGGCGCGCCTGCGCAAGGCCGATTACTTCAAGAGCGCCTAACGCTTGAAATAGTCCCAGTCCTCCTTGTATTTCTCGTACATGGCTTTGGACTTTTCGTTGCTGGGGTACAGCCACACGCAGCGGGACGATATCTCCAGGCAGGGGACTATGTACCAGGTGTCCATCGGCAATACGTACGCCGCCATGACGTCCACCTTGGTGCAGTCCAGGGGTTCTTTCCCGTGGCACTGGGCCGTAATGCGCCACCGTTCCGTGTTGCTGCTCCTCAACCTGCTGCAATCGGTACCCTTTATCTGGACCCGGTAGAATTTGCCGGCGGCGTTGGAAATCAGGCAATCCTGCGGCAGGTAGTCGCCCAGGGGCACGAATACGTCGAGCCCCCGCAGCATGGCCCGGGCGAAGAACAGTTGTTCTACGGCGTGCCCGAATGCCTTATTTAATACCTTCAACGCGCCAGATTCGGTGCCGGGGCTTGGACAACCAATCAACGCCTTTGCTGAACATATGGTTGAGCCCCCATCCCAGTTTCTTGGGGTTAAGATCCCGAAGGAGGACTCGGTTGTGTTCACTGGCGTTGAGGACCACCAATAGTTCGCTGCAGGTTCCTTCCCAAGCATCGTCGTGCAGGGTACGCCGGAACATGGACAACAATTCGGCAATGTGACTATATCTAGAGTCGGCGAGAGCGAGATTTTCCAGAGATTTGTTCACAAAAGCCTTAACCCCGAAGCGAACCTCCCTCATTTTTTCCGGTATCTCGTAGTCATGCAGCCATCTCGCGAAGTAAGGCAACTCGGATTCCACCGCTTTCTTGGTGCCGGCCTTGAAGTCGAAGTCGGGGGAGCACTTGAAGATCATTAGCTTGTCCTTTATCGACATGTCCAGGTCGGGAAGCAGCCTCATGCTTATGGGATCGTCGTTTAGCGTGATGCTTATGCGACCGCGCCAGAAGGCCCGCCCGCTTTTCTTGAACTTGCCCGTGATCAGGAAGGTATCGTTGGCCACGTGCTCCTTGAGCTTAGCCGTGAAAGCCGTATGCATGGCGGCGCTCTCGTTGGGAGCCTCGTCGTCCACCAGCCACATGCCGTACTCGAACAGGTAGTCGGTCCAGTCGTTCTTCCCGCACAGGTACTCGCTGGCCTTGATGCCACCGCCGAATAGTTTCCCTAGAATCACGTTGTTGTACAGCGTCTTTCCCCCGTTGGGAGGGCCGCATAGAAAATGGGCGTGGCCCCGCTTGGGTTTCCCGGCGAAGGCGTTCTGGTAGGCGTAGGCCAGCCAAGCCAGCTCGTGCTTGAGCTGCTCCTTACCCAACATGGTCTCCATCCAGTCGGCTATGGTAGGGAACCCTTCGCCCCAATTGACCGAATCATCCGAAGGAGTCAGCGGACGCACGCGCGCAGTGTTGAAATACCTCTGCCCCTCGTGAACCACTATCTTGGACTTGGTGAACGCGAATGGTATGCCGGCCTCCACCCTCTTGGCGGTGTTGACCTGGAACAACGCCCTGCGGGCTTCGCTCAGGGGATCGTCCCTGCGGGGGCGGTTGGACAGCCCGTGGCGGCCCTGTATGTCCAGCAGGGTGTCGTCCTTGTTGTTGACGAAGTAGCTGCCCGCCTCGTCCTCTATGAAGTAGTTGCGGCCGTCGAACCAGTACTTCTCCACGGCGGCCCCTATGCGGCCCACCTCGTAGTTTCGCACGAAGTCCGGGCCCAGCAGATCTGCCCACGACACGAAGGGCTGATCCCCCGTGAAGCACTGAAAGCCCGTTGGTCGAAGGACGGCGGCCGTAGGGTTGTTGGCGGAATCATCCCAGAATCGAGATCCTCGGGCTCCCTCCACGAATGGGCCCCTCCACGCCTTGGGGTATTTCTCCTCGACGGCCTTCTGCACGTCCTCAAGGGGGATGGCGGCGGCGTCGACGAAATCCGCAGCCCCGCTGGATTCGTATTGGTAGTAGTGCAAATTGGCCGAGGGAATTCTAGCATCGGGGTTAACCGCTTTCCAGTCGTGCCCGTGGGTGTAGTAGTTGGTAGGCTGCAGAAAAGCCTTGCGATCGAACGCCTTGGCCAGGCCGTGCAGACCCATCTCCTTGTCCAGCCTTCGCAGGAATTTCTCCAAGGGTTTCTTGCCGTGGCACAGCAGGGGGGCCTCGAACAGCCACACCGCGTGTATGCCCCCGGAAAAGGATCGGCTCACATAATTTACCGGAAACTGAAGGTCGAACATCTCCTCAACCACCTCCTTGTATTGTTCATCCTTGAATATCGCATCCCAATCGGCGCATATTCCATGTAAATACCTGGCCGGGTTCTGGGTAGTGACGCGCTGGGTGGGATCCACGCCCTCCACCGCCGAGTAACAACAGTACTTGGTGGTGGGCCGGGCAACCCACTGCTTGAACTCCAGGCGGCTCTTAAGTTTGGGTAGCTTGTACTCGGGTATATCCCACGGCTTGGCTCTAGATACGAGCGAGGCGCTTAGATTCGGTATTGTAAACAGTTCCATGATTTCCAATCTCCATATAAGTAGTCACCGCATCCTCCAAATCGGTAAGGTAACAAGATGAGTTTCGTATTTCGTCGTCTATGTCCGATCCGGATACCCCGGCTTCGGATGCGTGTGCGTCAGGGGCCAACCCCGGGCGATGAACCAGGATTACTTTACCTTTCAAAGCGTGTACCATGGCGCATTCGTTGGGGAACCTAACGTCGTCGATAACGACGTCGTCGCCGCGCATACACCCGTTGATCCGAGATTCCATGGCCTTGACCCATATGTTTTGGGACACCAATTCCCTGCCCCACTCCGTGCCCAACGTTTGCATCATGTGCCTTGCCGACTTGCCGTATCCCGGCACCGGCGTCTCCTTGTAATCCACGTCGTATATGTACTTCTGTGGTATCCCCATAGTCTCCAGCATCTCCTTTATGGGGGACGCGAAGCTGCGGCGAATGAAGCCGTACTGATTGTGCAGCATGTCGGCCACGGTAGTCTTGCCCGAGCCTTTCAAACCCGTAAGTCCTATGATCATTTCGTGTACTCCTTGGTTATGTAACCCTCTGCGTTCAGAGGGACGTGTTGAGCCCACTCGGGAGCCTCCGACAGTATGCGTACGATGTCCTTGAGAGCGGTCTTGGCTCGGGAGGTTTCGATCTCGACGACAACTTCATCATGCACATGCAGCACTACTTTATAGCCCGCATCGTCCAGCTGGGTCAAGTGGAACGCGAATATATCGCGAGCGCACGCCTGGACGCTGTTTTGAAACAGGTTGGCGCCGTAGAAAAAGCTCCTCCGCAAGCCCCCTTTCTGGGTGGCGGCGCTGATCTTTTTCTCCCCATCTATGATCTCATGCCGACACCTGTAGTACCTCATGGTACGTCCACTGGGAATAGTGAAACCGTAGTCGTCCCCATCGGCGCAGGCCTTCAGCCCGGCACCGTAGGCACCCCAAGCCTCCGTGATCCCGGGATTCTTCCGACGGAAATCGTCCACCTGTATGTAGGCGTTGACCCATTGCCGACGGTCGAAGGTCGGAAGCTGAGGGTACAGCGAGGCCTTGCCGGGTTGGTAAGAGGAAGAAAATTCCTGGAACCTGATCTCATCCCTGCGGGAAAAGTCCCTGTCCAGAAGTTGTTGCTGCCCATAGTTCTTGACGGTATCCGCAAACTTGACCCAGCCGCTGCCGTAGCCCAGTTGCAACACACGAACCTTGGCCAGCATGTATAAATCGGGGTCTTCCTTCTTCAGGAGACCCCCCGTCCAGCCCATGGTCTGCCGAGCGTGGGCCTCATAGGGGCTCATACCTTCAGCCAAGAGTTTCACAGTGCCCATGTCCCCGGACATCCAGGAAGTGAGGCGGGCCTCTATCTGGGCCAGGTCGGCTACTATCAGAGTCTTGCCCCGGGGCGCAGCTATGCAGGACCGAACGTCCACTCCGTATTGCGGATCGCGGGGTAGGTTCTGCATGTTGAGACCACCTCCTCCACTCCATCTCCCGGTTACGTCGGCCCCGAAATACTTCAGGTTGAAGGATATGCGCTTGGCATCCGTAAGCCTTTCCTGCATGGCCCGCAAGGTCTTCAGATGCTTGTTGATCCGCTGTACGTTCTGCATGTCGGCGGCGAAGGTAATCTGCTTGCCGTACTGTTCGTCCCACTCCGTGAACTCCTTCTTGTTCCTGTCCAGGGATGCGGGCGGAGGTATGCCCAGCTTTCGGCACTCAAGGGCCAAGGCCTTCTTACTATATACGGCGTAGGTCTTCTTGGTGTCGGGATCCACGGTGTCGTACCAAGGAAGCCTCTTCTGGGCCTCGAATTTCTGACGCTCAAGGGAGTCGACGCCTTCCTCGATGTTGCTCAACCCGGCCGGAAGCCCCTCGTAGGACATGGCCCGGGTCAGCCGGCTCAACTGCCTTTCGCCAGCGGGCCACAAGTGATTCAACGTCTGCCACAGCTCATAGCAATACTTGGCGTCGTCCAGGGCGTAGGTGAGGGCATCCTTGATGACATCCAGGGCCACGAGATCGTCCCAATTCTTATCCCGCATCATGGTGCGTACTTCCTTGGAGTGCTCCACCCCCAGGACTTCCTTGGCGGCTCCCTTGAGGTTGCGCTGATGCTGCAGGTACACGCACATGTCGGCGGTACACTCCCAGCGAACGTCTATGTCT